TGACAGCCACTTCCTCGGTGGACAGTTCTCGTCCAGCCTTGACTGACTCAAGTGTGGCCATCAACGCCTCAGCCTCTACGCCGATCTTTGGCGCAGTGACCTGGCGGATTGCCGTGAGACCAAGGGTTGCAGGATAGGCAGGGGTCTGACCACCGGCAGCAAGGATGCTCACCTCGAAGAGGTTGGCTTCCTTGATCGTGCGCTGATTGCCATCCCACGCATCCTGAACCTTCTGGAATCCGAATGACATACCGGCAGCGGCGCTCTCGTGCGTCAGCATCGAGATGACCTTGGCAGCGTCTGGATCGGCTGGATCTAGTTTCGCCTCAACGCGCAGACCAGTCTCGTCCTCGGTCAACTGAAGGCGACCGCTCGCGGTCGTTGCCAGAGCGCGCGTCTCGTCATGACCAAACAGGAAGGAGATGATCTTCTGCCCTGCGGATGCGCGAGCCAGTGAACGCTTGAACGCGTTAGGCGCAATGCGCTCCTCGAATGGTAGACCAGCGCTCGCGCTGTTCCAGATCGCAGCATAGCCGCTGAAGGTGCGCTGACCGTCAGCATCAGCCTCGGCAAGACGGTACTCGCCAATCGGAAGTGAGCGAGTTTCTTTCTCTTTCATATCAATGATCTCCCTATCTTCAGCCGCGATCAAAGCATCTGCCCACGAGAGTACGCGATCAGTTGCGTCGCGGTCAGTTGTTTCCACACCCCAAAGGAAGCCAGCAACAGCGCCTGGACCTGGGAAGTCCTCGTTGTCCTGATCCTGATTCTGTGGCACGCCTTCCCAGTCGCCGCGATGACGGCGAATCCAAGCGGCCATGCGGATGACCTTGTCGGTGTCTGCTCGACCGGCTGCGAGTTCGCGCGCCTCGGCGATGGTCTGTGGCTGCAAGCCGTCGCCTGCAAGACCGTCCTCTACGAACGACAAGCCACGAGCTGCGGCATTGCGGATGTAGTCAGGAACCTCGTACACGGCGCGCTCTTCGTCGGCGAGATACTCGTCAGGTGAGTACGCCTCGATCATCAAGCCGCGAGCCATCTCGCGCACCGCTGGATCGTTGTCAATCGCGTACTCCAACTCCTCGCCGTACTGCTCCTTCAGCAGACCGTACTTGTACTCCTTGAACGCCAAGCCGGTGGCGAATGGCGAGCCGTCAAAGTCGTTGAGGTGTACCTCTTCCACGCCTGCGACCTTGTATTCCTGAAGCCATGCGCGCGTCTCTTCTAGGCGCTCAATGCTGCGAGCCGAGACCACGATGAGTTGCTTATCGCCAGTCATGACCTCCTCGTTGAGGAGATCGATCAGCGGCTGATTCGGCTGCTCATTGTCAAGGATCAGCGTGCCGTCAAGATCAACGATGATGTAGCTCAAGCCTGTGGCTCCTGACCGACTACGCCGATGTTGAGTGCCTTGTAGTGCTCGTCGCCACCGACCACATCTGCGCGATCCTCAAGACGGCGGATCTCGTTGAGCGACAGGATGCCGTTGTTCAGCGCGATGGCGTATGCGTCGTAGCGCTCCTTGGTCGTAGGTCGGAGCAGGCCGTCAAGGGTGAACTTGATGAAGGTCTGATCGGCACCTGGAACGAGACGCTGCAAGCCAGCCTCTAGGCGAGTGACGAGTGGTCCAAGCCCAAGGCGCAGCCACTCAATGCTGACGATCTCAACGCTGTTGTACGAGCTGTTGCCGCCTGGGTACTGGAGCAGGTGGAGCGGTACGCCCATCAATCGAGCGATGGACTCAACGCCCCAGTGCAGAGTCTCAACCAACTGCATATCGCTGATCTTCATGGACATCTGCTGGAAGTCTGCACCGCCGGTCAGCACCGCGATTTTGTGCATCTTCTCGATGCCTTCATGTCGGCGGCTGAATGAGTTGCGGAGCGAGTCCGCCTGATCCTGCGTCAACTCGCCAGGGATCTTGATCACGGCAGATGGGGCTGCGCCCTGCTCGTAGAACTTGGCGCTGTAGAGCTGCGTGGCGCTGGCAAGGCCGAGCGTCGTGCGGTGCTGCTCAACAGGCGACGGTGCGCGCAGCGCGGAGCCAGTGGCGAAGAGTGGGATGTGCAGGATCGCGTCGGAGGTCAACTCCACGCCGACATTGTCATCGCCAGTCACGGTGTAGATCGGTGCGCCATCAACGCTCTTGATGGTGACCTTCTGCGGATCGAGTACGCGCATCTCAACGATGTCGCCGTTGCGCCCCTTGATGAACAGCACGAACAGGTTGCCGTCAATGAGGAGTGACGAGACCATGCGGTGCTTGAGGTCGAAGCCAGTGAAGTTAGGATTGTTTGGCTGCGGCATCGTGAGCCACGACGGTGACGGTCGGTACGGTCGGCGCGTGCCGTCAATGCGAATGTAGGTATCCCATGGCAGGGAGGCTACGGTGTCGGCGTACAGCTTGACTGCTGCGTAGTAGGCTCCGATGGAGAGTGCCGTCTGGCTGTTGATTGAGACACCGGCAGAAGAAACAGATGGCTGATTGTCGGTGATCCAAGTGCCACCTACGGCACGCTGCTCACCAAGGATGCGGCGAAGGATGCTCACTTACGGTCTCCTAGCGTATAGCCGATAGCGGCAAGAGCCGCGCCCAATGCGATGAGTCCCAATGGGAGAGAGAGTAGCGCGAGACCTGCGATGACAAGTGCGCCACCCACAACTTCGAGAAGGTTGCTAATCATAGGTTGATCCACTCCACTTTCGCTGCTGACTTAGGTTCGATCTGTAGGAACTTTACACCCTGGAATGCGACGACGGCAGACACGGCCGCGTCAATGCGGTCAGGCGAAGCCTTGTATGCCTTGGTCAAGACCTGCCCATAGCGCGTCAGGCGCGTATGCACATTGCTGATATGGCGTGCCAGGAGCGGTGAGCCGTCGTGGCGCAGCCCCTCGCCAGTCGCCACGGCCGTGAAGAATCGGTCTACGGCTGGACCCATGCGTTCAATCGTGGCGGTGTTGAACACTGCCACGCGCTTGCCGTACCGGCGCGTCCACTCTTCAATCTCCGATGACCAGCCAGGTGGGTCGCAGAACAGGGTCGCATCGTAGGTCTGCATGATCTGATCTACGAACGCATCCACCTCACCGCGCGGCACCGTCCAGTCTGGGTCGCGGTTGGTGTCGGACTTCTCCCACGCCTTGATCAGGAACAGGTGGCCGTCCATCGTGCAGGCGGTGAGCACCGATGCGTCGCGCGCATACGAGCCGTCAAAGCCGATGCTGAGGCGCTCGCCTGGAATGAGTTTGCGCTCACGATCTGCCAGCTTCATCCACGCCTCTGCGCCGATCCAACGGTCTGGCGGCTGCACAAAGCGGTTCAGGTGGTAGCGCTGCCACTCGTGCATGGGCACTTCGTTGGCGCGTGCCAGCAGTCTGTCAATGTCTACGAATGCCGGAGCGCTAGGGTTCGCCTGCTCCAGTGCAGCCCTACGGCCAGTGTCGGTCTCTAGGTCGTGGCTGTCAGCAGCAGCCCACCACTCGACTAGGAAGGAAGGGTCGCTCACCTCGCCAGACGAGATGCGCTTGGCGTAGGTCAGCATCCTGCCGAGCAGCGTGTTCTCGTCAGAGCCTGCCGTTGAGATGTTCAACTCGAGGGCCTCGGCTCGCTTGGCGAGTGAGTTAGACAGCACCAGATGCACGCGCTCTTTGTTGCCTGTCCACTCGTGCAGCTCGTCGGCGATAAAGCAGGTTGGTCGCCCACCATCGTTGGTGCCTGCCGCAGCGGCGACGCGGTACATCCGGCCTGGACGATCCTTGATCAGGATCTCGGTGTCGTAGACCTCAAATAGTTTGGCGAGTGGACCCTGCGTGAGCATGATCCGAGCCGTGCCGAAGAGCAGGTCAGCCTGCTCGAATGATGCGGCAGCGATAGGGATGTTGGGTGACTTCGGAGCCTTCGGTCCTGCCAACTCAGCCAAGGCGATAGCCGCGAGCAGCTCGGTCTTGCCGTTGCCCTTGGGCGTACCCAGCAGGGCGCGCTTCACGGTGCGCTTCTGGGTTGCTGCGTCGTACTCGTAGATCCGCCAGATGTAGGCACGCTGCCACGGCTCTAGGCGGAACGGCTCGCCGAACTTGTCGCCCTCACCGTGGACTAGGTTGGTCTCAATCCAGCGACAGACCAGCCCACCCCACGACGGTGGTGGTGGACTACTGATCGGCGACGAGTAGAGTGGCCTCTTCTGCGGAGTCGTTGCCGGCTTCAATGTAGCGTGGGTCGGCTTCGGCTTCGGCTTCCGCGAAGGCTGCGTTTGCGATTCTGGCATTGAGTTCCTCCAGGCTGCGTGCGGCTTCACCATACACGATGCCCAAGGTCAGCCCTGCCTTAGGGTGCAGACCGAACCGATCTTCTAGCTGGCGGATCTCGGCATCTACTGAGGTGCGCTGTCGGTACATAGGGTTGAGGATCTTCTGCCCCTGAGAGCCAACGGTCATCGGCTCCTCGCGTAGGTAGATGTCCATTCGCTCGCGCTCGTCGTACATCGAGAAGAGCCGCTCAAGCGCAGGCATCTGCGCTGGCTGCACGACCTGAGCAAACGGCGAGCGCCAGAAGATCTCCCAAGCCTTGACCCAGCGCTCGGTCAGGTGACTCGGTGCCGGTGGAATGGCCGCAGGATCAAGGGCGATCTGGGGCAGCACGCCAAGATCTTTGGTCGATCTGTTCTGCCTTTTGTCGGCTGGCTTTTTCGCGCTCACAAATAAAACTCCCAACTGTTCGTAGGACCCACACCGTACAAGAGATTGACGAACTCGGCGCTGGGTACCGTAGGGTGCACGCTACTCAGAATCTGACCGCCCCTCCCTATCGCGCTTCGCCCACCCCTTGCCCTTGAAGAGCACAGCACTAGGCGTGAGCTGCAAGATCATCCACGGTCCACACTCGCAGCGTGGCACGACTGGCTCAAAGCCTGACTGCATGCGCTCCTCGATCTTGCCGCAGGTCGGACACTTGAACTCATAGATCGGCATTGGGCACCCAGTCCTTGCCAGCCCAGTAGGGCTTGCCATCTCGGCGCTCTTGGGTGCGGCGGCAGTACGAGCACTCGCCACAGGTCGGAGCGTCTGGCACTAGGTCACGCTTGCACAGGTTGCAGTACAGGACGCGAGAGCAGGCGCGGCGCTTGCCAAGCCCACGAATATCGCCAGGCTTGCACAGGTGCTCGATCACTTAGCCTTCCGTCGCTGTGCGCGGTTCAAGGCGACTGGCTGCTGTGCCGGTACGCCTAGCCTGATCTTGCCACTGAAGATGTCAGCGAAGAGCGGCTGCCACTTGGTCGTGTAGACATAGTCAGCGTCGTACTCGTACATCTTCTTGGCCAGAGCGGCGCGGTCAATCTCGCCAGCCTGTGTGGCGATGTAGTTGAGCGTCAGCCCCTCAAGGATGCTCTCAACGCTTGGGATCTTCCACCACGACTCCTGCATCTCATCCCAGTCCAGTTGACCCTCTGCGATGTAGCCGTGGTCTTTCACTAGCTCAGGCTGCGCGGTCCAGTCGGTCACGATGACTGGCGTGCCGCACGCCTGCGCCTCGATCACAGGGATGCCGAAGCCCTCACCGCGTGAGGCGAGCAGCAGGACATTGGCGGAGCGCATGATGCTGGCGAGCGTCTCGGCTGGGATGCCTGCGCGCATCTGGCTGCTGTTCACCCAGCGAATGCGATCCTCTGGAGCACCGACTGCCTTGAGCACTGGGATCAGGTTGATGCCGTCTAGGTGACCCCAGCGGTCGGTGTGCAGGTACAGGTAGGCATCCTTGTGCTGCTGCGCGAAGAGCGCCCACGCCTTCAGCATTTCAGGGAATGACTTGCGCTTGCCCTTGTTCATGGCGGTGATCACGGTCAGGTGCGCGTCCTCCGGCACGCGAAGCACATCGCGGCAGGTCGGCCCTTCATGCGTCCAGACCTTGGTGTCAATGGCGTGTGGGATGTAGACCAGGCGGTCACGCGGTACGCCTGCCTTCAGGAGTGCCTGCTCGCCGTGCTTGCTCATCGCCACGATGAGCTTGTTGCCACCCTTGATGCACCACTCCGCCACGCGCGGTGGCACTGGGTCGTGGTCGATCGGCACCCACGAGACCACAGGCAGTTGGTGGTAGGCATCGTTGATCGCCACCCACACATCGAACAGGGTCAGACCGAAGCCACCCTGTGACGCAGCCATGGCGATGTTCTCTGGTCCAGAGTCATTGGCGTACTTGATCAGCCCCTCGGCGAATACCTGGATGCCCTCGACCTCCATGTTGGTCGGAGCGCCGTAGTTCGCAGAGACTCCGACAGGGATGCCGTCTGCCTTGATGCGGTGCGCCAGTTGCTTGGTCTGCTGGCCGTAGCCGGTCGGTGCGACTGGCGTGTTGCTCACGATGATGATGGGCTTGCTCATGGTGTCCTCCTAACTATGCTTGGTGATCTTGCCGTGACAAACCCTACACAGCGTGCGGAGCATATAGGTCGGCACGATCAACGCGCCTCCCTGACTCAGCGGCTGGATATGGTCTGCGGTAAGTGGGTTGCTGGGGTTGCCGTCGCGCTGTCCGCACAGCTCGCAGTAGGGAACCTCCTTGCGCTTCTGGATGCTGAGCCTCCGCCAGTCGGCGTTGCGGTAGGGAGATGGTCCGCGATTCTTCGCCCACTCGGTCGCCTTGCGTGGTCCGCAGACATTGCAGCGGTTGCCGTAGGTGGTAAGGACTCCGCAGGTCAGACACGGTCGCTGCGCCCTCATGCCTTGGGGAATGCCGGTAGCGATAGGTACGGAGCCAAGATGCGAGCAAGATGCTCGGTTGCACGCTCCTCTGCGTCCTCTAGCTGCGGCTCCAGGACAGCCCACGCCAACTTGCCGAGTGACTCCTCTAGCGTCTCGGTGACGCGCGCATATCGAGCAAGCACTAGGTGCAGCAGCTCGTGGGTCAGGATGAGGCGCTGCTTCTCTGGGGTCTGCGCCCAGAAGTCGTGACTGACGCGAAGGTCAGCGGTCGGCTGCTGGGCGTGTGCGTCAATGTCTGCCCAGGCATCCACATCGGAGGCGGCCTCAACGATGGTGAGCTCCCACGAGTCAACACCGAGCAGCACCTGCGCCTCTGCTACCCACTCTCGGAGAGCGATGAACTTGTCCTTCGCCTTAGCCATTTGCCCTCCTGTAGTGGTGGAGCAGGAGTGGAGTCGCACCACTCGTTCCTTGCTGACCGGCAATAGCCGTGATGGTCGTGCAAGCGTCTACGCTGCCCCAGGTTAGACCCTGCCGATGGGAGGACTCCACCGGCAGGGCGAGTGACGGCAGCACACCAAAAGGTCGCGCCGTCGCCGAGAAAGCGTACCGCATCATTCGTAGATCCTGAGTGGAAGCGGCGACACTGGACGGAGTGGGCAGGTGCGATCCCAGCAGGTCGGAGTCTTCTCCTCATCGCCTGCACACACCTTGCACATCAGATCAACAGCCGCAGCGTAGATGTGCAGTCTCTTGCCTCTGTCAATCTCGGTTTCGTCTTTGAGTCGATCATTGATCCAGTAGAGGTCAGCGTCGGTGACGAAGGTGCCGCCGTAATAGCGCTCTCGCGCCCAGTGGATGCTCTTACCAAACTGCGGCATCAAGTTGAAGAGTGCGTTGAGTTTGACTTCGAGCTTCACCGACCACGCGGCACAAGCCTGCTGGAACTCTCGCTGCTCTTTGGTAGTTCCCTGATGGTTACCGCCAGCACTCCTCTGCCGAGCGGCGCGAGTTGAGAGAACGCGGCTGGGCTTAGGTCGATGGCTCGGCTCTTGCTTGTCCACGGTCTTGTGAGATCCCTCCTACAAAGACCGGCGCACTCATCTCTGACCACGACGGTCACACAGCGAGTCAGCTGGTCCTTCCTACAGACGCGGAGTGTATACGGTTTCGCGTAGTAAGAGAAACTCGCCACGGCGGCATACCAGACACGCTCACCACCACGGCCACCCTGTGCCTTGGTGAGGTACGGAGTGCAGGTATCAACACGCCCAAAGTTGGTCACGCCCTTGGGGCAGTGCGCGCCGTACCAGGTGGCGACTCCCTCGGTCGGTACACCGCTCGGTGTGAGGCTCGGTCCTCCTGAGCCAGTCAGGAGTGTGAGACTCAAGAGCAGGGATGCTACTTGAGCCATACCGTGACATAGCCTTCCAAGACAGGAAGGTTGCCGCGCTCCTCTAGCCACTGCCGCACGAGCGCACCCTTGCCCTCGGTCGGTGTGATGCAGTCATCCACCGCGATCATGCAGTCTGCTGGTAGTCGGTCGTAGATTGCTTGCAGCTCACGCAGGTGATGCTCTGCCGCATCTAGGCTGCCGACCTTGTAGTCGAACGAGTCCAGGTAAAGCAGCGAGATAGACGATGCGTTGCCGAAGTGCCGGAGGAAGTCCACAGAGTCGCCCACGGTGATGCGAGCATTCGGCGACAGCGAGCGAGCAAGAGTCACATGGTCTGGGTTGATGTCGACTGAATAGGTGAAGCCGTCCAACTGTGCTGACAGCCATGACCACACCACGGTGCTCTGGCCGTCGCCGCTCCAGTTGTTCTCCTTGCGAGCGCAGCCTGTCTCAACGATCAGCGTGGGCTGGCTGAAGGATCGTGCGATCAGGATGTCGGCGATAAAGGTGAACGCAGACCAACGGCGGCTCTCGGCAAGGTGCGGAGCAAAGGTCTTGGCGAACCCTGCGCGGAGCAGGGTGACCTCTTCCCTAGTCATGATTCAGCAGCTCAACGAAGTCCTCGAAGTCGAGCACGATCATGGTGCGGCGCTTGGTGCCTGGTCCAGGCGCGTCGCCCACGACGAGTGCGGTGATCTGGCTGCTGTTGCCCTTGACCGACCGGAGCCAGCCGTCGTAGCGCTCCGAGTAGGAGCCGTTGCCGACCTTGCACTGGATGACGATCCAGTCGGACAT